TAGATGAATCTAAGATTGTTAAATCTATTGAGAATGTTAAGAAAGCTATACAGATGGAAGAAGAAATAGCTGAGCTTATGAAAAAATCTATGGAGGGATTAGAATGAAAGAAATAAGCGTAAATGATGTAATGATAGAGAATTGTAAGTTATTAGAAGAAAACAAACAACTGAAAGAAGATATTAAAAAATCAAGTGAAAATAACTTAAACATAATTGATGATAATGTAGGATTAAAAGAAGAAAACAAACAATTGAAAGAGAAATATTCAAACACAGAGATTTATATTGGAACTGAGATTGGAAGAGTTTTAAACAAACAAAAAGCAGACTTCATAAAAGAATTGGAAGAATTGAAATATAAAGCAATTTGGATTGATGACCGTATTTTAAATTTAATCAAATCTCTAAAAGAGGATGAATGATGAATAAACAACTACCAAAACCTACCAATATCTACCAATTTAGTAATAAAATAATACATTATCTTGATAAACAACAACTAAAGAATGGAGAAGCAAGATACTTATGTATTCACGCTTGGTTGAGAAACTTACATTAAATAAAAAGAAAGTTACTTGTAAGAATTGTTTAAATTTAATCAACAAACTAAAAGGTGAAAAATGAAAACACTAAAAAATATTGAATTATCAGACGGATATATAATTAGAATGGGTGACCAAGATATTATTCAAGAAGTAGCAAAAGAATGGATAGAAGAACTTGAAAACGGAGAACTATATCCTTCAGAAGAAATTAAAATGGGAAATCAAATCATAATAGATTGGATAAAACACTTTTTCAATTTAGAAGGTGAAGAATAATAATAATCGCTAAACAGCACTCAAAGTAATCTATCAAGACGCGTTAAGATGAAAGAGTAAAACAAGCAAACTCTCGTTGAGTTGTGGTGTCAACTAAAAAACTGGATTTGCTTGGCTGGGCGAGAATTGTTTAAATTTAATCAACAAACTAAAAGATGAAAGAACTTGAAAAAGCAAATGGAAATCTTCCAGCAAATGATGAAAAAGTATATGCTGATATTGTTGGTGGAGTAATAAAACAATGGGATTTAATCAAACCAGTAGATATTATGATTGCTAATCGAATGGTGTCCACTTGGATGAAGCTAAGACACATAGAAGGAAGATTAGAACATTATGGGATTTATTGGGAACAAACTGATGATGATGATAAGGTTATTGGGATTAAGATAAATGAGATGGCTTATTATCTTAAGCAACTTGAATCTGAGTTCAGAAGCTATTACAGACTTTTACAAGGTGGAAAGAAAGATGATGTTCCACAACAAGACTTCCTATCAATGATGGAGGGAGTAGATGTCAAAACTAGATCTAAAAAAAGTAAAGACTGATCCAGTTTATTTCATAGAGGAAATCCTATACAAAGAACAAGGATGGAAATTAACTTCTTTTCAAAAACTATGGTTGAGATTAGCTGAGAAACACAAAAGGATTTCTTTGATGGCGTTCAGGACTTCTGGAAAGACTAGACAATTATTTGTTAACTACTTTATTTGGAAGGCAATACTCAAACCATCTCAGCAATTTCTTATAATATCCAAAACACTTCCACAAGCAATAGAGGTGTTAAAAGACATAAGGATAACGATATTGACTAATAAGTTCTTAAAGAGTTTAGTGCCTAACAATCGGAGTCAGACTTGGAGTAGAACAGAATTAGAGTTCAAGAATCACTCAAGAATATTGAGTAAAGCTTACAATGACAATGTTAGAGGATTACATGTCGATGGATTAGGGTGTGATGAGCTTGGAGAATATCAAGACCATGAGATATTGAGAAAAGCTGTTCTTCCTACAATCCGAGCTAAACGAGGTTTCTTTATTGGTGTTGGAACACCTAAGTCAGAATTAGACTTGTTACACGAATTAGAATCTGATCCTGGATTTGAATCCATATACTCCGACCGATTTCCAGCAGAAGGAGAGAAAGGAGAATTATTTAAGGAAAGATACCCAGATACAGACATTGTTCATAAAAAAGGAGCAGTTCATATTGTTGACAAAAAGACACAAAAGACGATTGAGACATACGATAACCTCTCTTGGTCACAAGAGTTCTTACTTAAACCAGTTTCTCTGAAGGATAAGCTATTTCCAGATTATATGATACAAGCTTGCATAGATACAAAGGAGAAGTTCCAAGACCAACCGATTAACTTAAGACAATATTTTATGGGAGTAGATTTTGCTATGTCAGCTCAATCAGGTTCAGATTATACGGTTGTGACAGTCATTGAGAAAGCTCCTGGAACAAAGAAATTGAAAGTTGTGATGATTGAAAGATACCAAGGATTGGATTATATTAAACAAAAAGAGAGAATCAAAGAAATTGCAGAAAGATATGATGTTGTTAAAGTTCTTGGAGATGAATCTTCATTTGGAAAGACTTTTATTTATGATTTGAGAGCAGATGGAGTTCCAATAGATGGATATAAGTTCCAACACAAAGGAAAAGAAGACTTAATTAAAGCTTTAAGGGATCAATTTGAAAAAGAAGGGTTTATTCTTCCATTTAACAGAGATGATGCTATGACTTTACTCAATATGAAAGTTATGATTGAAGAATTATCAAAATTTGGGATTGTATTTGATTTAAGATCCAAATCTGTTAAGTTTGAAGGAACTGGAAAACACGATGATTGTGTTATTTCATTAGCATTAGCTAATTTTATTGCAAGACATATTTCTATGGCTACATTTCAAGCAGTTAAAGGATCAAGAAATGGTCCGAATTATTTTGCTGTTAGATAATTTGTGTTCATTCTTCATTGTCTGCTCGATAGACTCAGATTTCCCACAATTAATAACCCATATTTGGGATAATATCTCTTTTCTATAAAAATTTTGTTATAAAATAAATTAGTTTATAAATAAGTACATCTATATAGTAGTGTAGTATGGGAATTTTTGAAAGATTTATCAAAAGACCAGTTTTTGAAGCTGGGAAAGCTCTTGTTTCTAAACCAAAGAATAGTAAATCTAAGAATGAAGAATCAGATGATACTGACTCAAGAGTTAAAGAATATAAATATTTTAAGAGGGCTTATGAACGAGTTCCTTTAATCACAGCGATAATAGATGTTCAAACTGACCAAACTGTACAGAACTTTTATTTTGAAGGTCCTGGCAAAGAGGCGATTTCTAAGTGGTCAGATAAAATTAATTTACAACAATTCTTTTATAACATTACAAAGAATATGTTATTATTTGGAAATGGTTATGTAGAAGTAGTGAAGAATGGGGGAGAGATTTCTGAATTAAAAGTTCTTGATCCTATTTGGATGAATGTATATCGAAAAGTTAATGGAGATGTTATTGGTTTTTCTCAAATTATCAATGATAAAAAAGAAGTATTGTGGGGAACAACTGGAAACCCAACAGATGATGAAGCATTCAATACAAAGATTAAGAAATTTGATAATATCGTTCATTTTAAGTTTAATACCTTAGCTTCAAACAAATATGGGATTTCTGTAATTCAACCATTAATGACAAATCTTAATACTAAATTAGATATGGAATCTAATTTGCATAAAGTTGTAGATAAATATGTTGCACCTTTAATCTGGGCAAAAGTAGGAAATAATGAAATGCCAGCAACAGATGCAGTTGTTGGAAGTATTGCAAATACTTTAAGTAATTTATCTGCTGAATCAGAAATTACTACTTCTCATTTAGTTGAATTAAAAGTTCTTGATTTTAATGCAAAAGGATTTGATATTAAAACACCAATAGACCATACTGACCAACAAATCATAACTGGAGGACAAGTTCCACCTGTTTTATTAGGAAGGCCTGGTGAGGGAGATGCAGAAGTTCAATTAAGAAATTTTGGAAGGAGAGTTAAATCTATTCAAAGAGAATTAAAGAATGAATTTGAAGATGGAATTATCGTTGGACAGAAAATAGGAACTCCTGAAGATAAATTAATGTGGGAAAAAGCAGAAGAAAGAGAATGGGAAATAGAAGTTGATATGTTGAGAGGATTAGTCACAGATGGTGTCTTAACTCCACAAAAAGCAAATGATATGCTTCCACCACAATTTCACGAAGTCTTACCAGAAATTCAACCATTAAATGGAAATGAAACTGGAGAAGATGGTGTTCAGAAACCAAGAGATAATCAAATGAAGAATAAAAAAGTTACAGATAATCCTAATAATCCAGAAAAAACTACTAAAAATAAGAAAGCGTTGGGAAAAAGAGTTGATAAGAAGTTTAGAGAGGTTCCGATAAAGTGAAACCAATTGTTCAATGTGGAACTAAAAAACCAATAATTATGGAAGTTATTGGAGAGAAAGGATTAAAGGTGGGTGAATTAAAAGTTAATGAGAAAGATGAACCTTTACCTTACTATCATATAGAGGAGAGTGTTACCTATGATGGTTAAATGTCCTGTTTGCAAAGAGCGACATCCATTAAACAATAATTATGATAATAAAGAATTTATTTGTAAAAATTCAGCAAATAGACAAACTCAAAAAATTTTTCAAGATATGGAACCGATTGATTTGTTAACAAGACCTATGTTTTTGCTTAATCGTTCTTCAACAAGAGTTGATGAAGGAAGAGCAGCAACAGTTAAAGTTAAAGGGCCTTCCTATAACACTTTTGGATTGCCTATCAGACAAAAAAGAAAAACAAATTGGTGAGGTTATCATTATGAAAGAAAAAACTGAAATTATAGAAAATTTATCATTTGAATTCACTCCTGAATTCGAAATCACAGAATCTAAATCTAAAGGTTGGTTAAGAATTGGTGGAATTGCTTTAGTAGAAGGAGAAAGTCAAAATAAGAATGTTTATTCTATTAAAAATTTAAAAGAAAATGATGGGAAGAAATTTAAATGGCTATTTGGTCATCCATCATCTCCTGAAGAACACATTATTGGGAATGGAAGTTTAGTTCTTGAGAATGGTAAATTAATTCATGAAGGAAAAATCAGAAACACTTCAACACACCCAGATGTAGTTGAATCTATCCAAGATGGATTTTTAGGTCCGTCTATTCACGCTTCCGCAGAAAAAGTAGAGAGAAAAGATGGAAGGTATTTCATTGAAGGATTGAGTATCGATGGAATTGGTGTAGTTGCTTTTCAAGGTGTTAAGAGTGCTTCAATAGATTACGCTATTGCTGAGTCTTTTAATAAGGAACTGAATGATGTGAAGGAGTCTTCTGAAGAAGACGACAAAGACAAAGACAAGGAGGAGATCATTATGTCAGAAGAAGAAATTAAAAACGAACAACCAGAAGCTCCTGCAGAAGAACCTAAAGAAGAACCAGCAGAACCAGCTGAAGAAGATATTGCAGAAAAATTAAAAGTTGTTCAAAAAGAATTAGCTGAAATCAAAGAAGCTAAAAAGAATGAACTTGTTGAATCAATCGTTGCTATCAATGGAAAATTGAAAGCAGATGAATTGAAGAAAGAATCTGTAGAAAAGTTAGAGCTTATGAAAATGTATGAAACAAAGCTTTCTGAAAAAACTGATAGTGTAGCTGTAGTAGAAACAGAAGAAGTAAAAGAAAGTAAAGCAACATTTGAAGAAAAAGATGGAACATTATCTCTAACAAAAGAAGCGTATGATAAATTCAACAAAGAAATAAGAGAAAGAGTTAGATAAATACGAGGTGAAAAAAAATGACACAAACAGGATTTCAATTATCTGACGAAGGAAAAACACTTAGCGTTCTGAATGATTCCGGAACAACTGCAATTACAGCTGGAGATATAGTATTTTCAATAGCTAATAATGACATGTTGACTGGAACTGCAGCTCGAGTTAGAGCAGCTTACGCAGCATCAGATGTTAAATGTAAAACTATCCTTGCGTTAGATGCAGGTTATCAAACTATAATCGGTGTAGCAATAGAAGATATTGCAGCAGACGGTTATGGAACAATTGCATTAGAAGGACTTTTCATGCACGCAACAGCAGAGGATATTGAAGCTGGCGGACCATGTCAAGGGATAGAAGGGAACGGAACAACAGTAGTACTAGCTAACAAAATCCAAGTAGCAGATAGCTTTGATCATAAAATCGGTCAATGTTTAACTGGTGGATCAGCAGACGGAAAATATGTTCTGTGGAAACTTAGCTTATAAATAGAGGTGAAAAAAAATGCCAAGTCAAATATTAACAACAGATGGAAAAGATTTTGCGTCCTCAACTGCTGGAAGTTCAACAACATCATACTTAGTTCCTAGAAAGTTATTAGGAGAAGTTATGGGTGCAGTAAGAAAGAACCTTATCCTTAGAGGATTAGCAGCAAGAATTTTTGGACCAGGAGCAATTCCAGGAAGAACATTAGTTCTACCACTACAAGCTGAATTTACAGCGTATAATCATTTACCTGTAGATAGAGTTGAAGAATTTGGAGAAGTCCCGCTTGGACAATCTGAGTTTACAAGCAAAACACTAACTCCAGTTAAATATGGAGCAAGAATAGGTGTAAGTAAAGAAATGCAAGAAGATGGAATCATTGATCTATTATCATATCACGCAGAATTAGCAGGATATGAATTTGCAGACAATGAAGAAGCTTTGATTGTAACTGCATTAGATGCAGCTGCAACAGCATCAAGTAA